AGGGAAGAGTTTGAGAAAGAGTGGAGATTTCACGACGGGGACAATTTCCCTTTTGGTGTAAAAAGATTATGCCTTTTATTCTGACAAGCCATAAAGGATGGTGAATAAATGATCTACACAATACCAGCAATACTAACACTAATTTTCCTTGCCTGGTTCTTCAGAAAAGATATAGATGATACTTATGAATACCTTGCAATGGTCTGCCTCGGGGCTATATTCTGGCCTGTGATGGTTATCTGGATGATAGGGATTTGGATTGAATGGAGGAAGGGATGATATGAGTAAACGATATAAAGAATGTAATAAGAAATGTAGATGCAAATGGCGAATGGCGAAAACCCATTGTGATGGTTACAATTATTTAAATAATGCCTGTTATTTATCAGGGGCGTTTCAGTTAGATTGTCCTCCAGAAAAAATACCGCCGACTACTTCAAAACCCACCGGCCAGTAGGATTCTGCCGAAACCCATTATCAGACATCCAATCAGGATATGACTTAAATGACATGACTTCATTTTTACCTGTTAATGGATTCCTTCCCCGCCTCAATTCCGGTGATTGCCCGTCAATGATTTCAATAACCGTTTCCCGGTCGTTAATGTCGAATGCAGCAACACCGGAATTCCCCGGAAAACTTACAAGAAGACCACCGGGGTATGTAAAAAATCCATCCTTATCCGCTATCTGCGTATCAACAGTCTGGCTCTGACCCCGGGTTCTATCATCCAAAACAGATAGAATCTGCCTGTCCATTTCAAGCCCCTGGTTTCCTGACTGATTATGATTAGCAAATGCGCCGGCGTTCATATTTCTCATACTCTCAGTTCTGACAACCGTTAAAGCCTGGCTTGCTGTAGAATCTAAAACCTGCTTAACGTCTTTTGCGGTCTGCTGGAAACTTTTACCTTGGATAAGCCCCTGGGTAATACTGGTCTGGATCTTCTGCAGATCCTTAACCCGATTATTTAATATCGTACTTGTTAGACTCCCATGTTTCGGCTGGTACTTGCTCAGGTCTCCATATTTCTTGCTGATCCGATCTACAGCATCCTGGCCGATTTTCTTCCATACGGTCGGAGTGCCGAGTACCGATATCTCGACTACTGCCGGATTAAGGACCGTGAACGACAGTGAGACCGGACTTGCATTAGCGAACATAACGCCGAATTGCTGTTTATAAAAATTATTAGTTATCGCCATCTTACCGGATTCAACTGTCATATTCCCCGCTGCGATACTTGCCTTAACAAATTGAGTCTGAACCTTTTTCTGTAATGCCTGCAGTCGGTCGAACTTTAAGGACTCCGTATATAGAAAAGCCGGATTAGTTTCTAAGATTTTCCCCAATTGTACGGGTGTGAATTTCGCTGTTACTTTATTATATAATATTTGTATGTCAGCCCGGATCTCGTCAAGTGCTTTTTTATATTGTTGTGCAAGCAAGGTGTTGAATCGCTTGATTTCTGACTGAGTATTTTTGAAGCCGGATTCGTTTAGTTGGGCTAGGGTCAAGGGTTATCTCCTATAAAGGATTATTATTGATGCTATAGCACATCCCCAAAATATCATTGTCAATATTGAGAATATGCCAGCTAAGAGATAATTTACATCGCTCATTGAACTCATTGCCATACCCATAACAATAGAAATAAATGCGCTAATTGTTCCGATCTTCTCTAGGATATATTCCATCATAACACCTCATCAGCAATAATTAAAAATAGTATTAAACTTGTGCATAAATACCATGCAAAAATTAACATTTAATCCTCAATCTCGATAGCATTTTTAATTCTCTCAATTGTAGCTTCATAACAATCACAACATATATCATAAACCTCTTCTATATGTTGTATCTGCGAATTGTCAAGAAGTATAACAATTCTATTCATATTTCTTTCCTGTTTTAAGTCATTAACAGTTTCCCCTTTCCCGCATGAATCACATTTTATTACATACATTGTTTTCCCCTTTAATCATCCCCACTCAAATCATCCAAATCAACTTCCGGAACTTCACCCGCGAGCCGTTCCAATTCCTTCTCTACATCATCAACGATCTCTTTCGGAAACATCCGTAATATAGTCTCTTTGCTCAATATCCCGGTCGCCTTAAGTGCCATTTCAAACAACGCTTCACGGTCAACAGGCAAATTCCGCTTATGCTTGATAACCATTTTATAATCATCAGTGTTAATACTCTCACTTTTTCCAATCACATCATTAATCAGCCGGTTACGATCCTGCAAGCCCTTATCAAAATACGTATCGATTTTCGACGCCCTGAATTCAAGGCCGATTACTTTAAACAACATAGCCCGGCCCGACTGAGCGTTAGCAAATTCTTTATCTGTAAAATCAGGGATCTTGATTGATGAGAAAAACAGCTCTTTGGAATATTGAGATAAGCCCGCATAGAATTCTTGTATTCCGCTTAAATCTTTTTGTAAATACTGCGGCCATTTCTCAAAGTCTCCCAAGTCGTCAATAATTTTCAGCTCAATTAACTTATCAGCAAATTCCTTTCCCGCCTTCCCCGGCAATAAAGCAATCATTGCATTAAACCGATCAACCTCATTAAAAGATTTATTCAGCAATTTATCATTACCGGTTATAAGCGGTTTCTCTGCCTGAAACATTGATACTTCTTTTCTGTTAATCGGATAGATAGCAAGTGGCACAGATTTATAAGGGTATTTTGTATCGCCGTCCACATCCCTTACCCAGTCGCCTGATTTACCAACTCCACCCTTGCGCCAGAACTCCGAAAACTCAGGATAATAAACATCTGCTGTTTTAACCTCTTTTCCATCTGCCTTGAACTTCTGATATCTGATCATGGCTAATAATTTAGGTTTTAAATCCCTGGACCAGACAAGAGCAACTTCTGTATTAGGAATAATCTTGTACTCCGGAATTGCTACAGTACTATCGGTTTCTTCCGCGCCCGTAACCCAGAACAATTCATATGATACACCTTGAGTTATCGCTTCCTCATATAATTCGGACGTCTCAATATCCGTATCATTAGCCTCTGCAATTTCTTTTCGTAATTTAATATATGGATCGTCACCCGGTTTTTTAGACTCATCTTCAGGGGTAACAATATTATCCCATGACACTTGAATATCACCGCTTCGGGCTGCATATCCGGTTAATGTCTCGACTGCCATTTTAGCTAGTGGGATAGTGATCCGGTTGTCTGGTTTCTTCCCTGGTTTCTCATCAATGGTCGGAGGATTAAGACCGGAGACATAAAGTTGATTTTCTGCGATCATTGGAATTTGTTTTATTCTTATTGAATCCAGTTCGTTTAGTATTTTACTTGTTATTTCTGGCATTGGGTGGCCTCCGTTATATTATCCTGACCCTTTTGTCATCTCTGTAGGGGTTGTCATGGAGAAGCTGGGTTTTTGTTTTAATCCTTCTCTTATTCTTAACTCCCGACTAATATCTAATCTAGCATTATTCATTTGAGAATCCATATTCTGTAAATCCTCAATTGTTATATCTTCAGTATCAGATAGATCCATCTCATCAAACATTATGAATAAATCACCCGTAGTAAACATCAGTATTATATCTTGTTTCATCCTCTCCCCCTATAAACTAATCGGTATATCTGCCACCGACATATCTTTATTCCCTGTTTTCTCTACAAGCCCCGTCAATGTATCCGGTGCGTCATCATGTTTATTCTTCCCTTCTTTCTGATAGTTAATAACAGCGTCATAAAATACCGGCCATTTATTCTTCCAGCCTTCAGGGAATAATACATATTTCTGAACAGTACTTGACTGTGTTAATATCCTCGCTATCTTATTTTTACTCTGATGGAACCAACGAATAAAAGATCTGGAACCGCGGTCTTTAATTATCCGGATAAGATTCCGGGCAAATGCACGGCCACCATTATTAGATTCTACCATATCGAAAGTTGATTCATTTCTTATTAACATATCTGACACACTCACTTCTGTAACTTCCTGCGCTTCCTGGGTATAAATAACATCAGTTACATACCAAAATAAACCGTGTGTTTTCGCAACTACTGAACAAAGAAAATCGTCACCCTCATCCGCTGTATCAGTATAACTAACTGTTCCGGTTGTCCCTTCCGGTAATTCTAAGTATGTCTTGAATCCTGAATATAATCTACCCTTAATGTCAAGCCGTTGCATTAGATAATTAGCTGCTAAGATATGCGGATCCGCTACCGCTTCAATTTCTGCGTATGCTTCCCGGTCAAGAATCGTATCACATAACATTACTTCATCCTGGATAACCGGCATTGATAGCCTGTACCATTCGTCAGGTTGCAGTTCTAAAAGCCTTCCTGTTATATCTTTCTTAGCCCAGGGAGTATTGCAGATTATATCCATAACAAGCGGCCCACCGCGCCGGGAAATCCATGTCCCAGTATACCATGTCCATAATTTATCAAGAGCCGTTTCGTTATATGCAACTTCAGCCGATTTAACCGGGTCATCAATTATCCGAAGTGTTGCACCTTTACCGGTTACCGTACCATTTACCCCGGTTCCTTTGTAACTAAAAAATTGATTTATCAGGGCCCAATGTTTATATGATGCATCGCCCCGCTTTATTTTCACGTCCGGGAATACGTCAGAGAAAACAATTTCTCCGGTATTACTGACAGCTTGAACTATGTCTCTGGTGTACCTTGAAAAATCCTGTGCAAGTTCATCATTATATGATCCGGTAATGACTCGCTCTTCATGGTTCTGTCCGAAAACCCAAGCTGTAAAATTGGTCAGCGTCCGAGACTTCCCATGCTGCGGCGGCATTTCGATAATCAGTTTTTTATAAAATGTTCCATCGTGTTTTAATAATTTATGTTCATAGAATAATTGAAGGGTTGTACATAATTCCTCAAGGTGTATCTTTTCGTCGGTGTAATAATCGGGTGCTAAAGTCTTGCAGAATTCCCAGAAATCGTCCCGGGATAATTCTATTTCGGCCTGATCCATAGCATAGATTAAATCAGGATTTTCTTTTTCTATTAAGGTTTGCAAGAGCCTTCTTTTCCTTTTCGGTAAGATTACTTAAATCCGCTTCCGGTCGAGTGACATTTGCTTCGATTGTCTGTAGCGGTTTTCCGTCGATACGGTCGTATAAATATTTTAATAATATCACATCACCGCCTAAAGCTCTCTCCCAGAGTTTCCTCCCAACAGCTTCCTTTCTGGATATCAGATTACCATCAGCATCTACCTCATCTATTAGATTCCCCTGATCCTTGAGAATGTCAGTGAGGCAGTATTCTTTTTTCGGTCGTCCGGCTGGATTTCCTGAGACTCCGGGTTGAAATTGTGTATCTTCTTTAGGCATCCTGATAACTCTCCTGTTTTTCAGGTTTGTTTCAAGTATATCACTAAAATATTGTTTTGTAAAATGGGTAAATCCCTGTTTCTATATATATTTA